ATGATTAATTTTAATGCTTATGTTATCGAACTTGAAGCTGATACTTGGTATAAAGTCTGTATTGAAGATGTGATAACAACTACTGTCCGTGATAATGGTTATTTTGATGATTCTGTTATTACGTTTGAATCTGCGCTTGCTTCAGTTGTTGAATGAACACTTAGCAATGACTATGACTATGTTGAGGCTACAAGGGGTTAAGTCGTAAGGGGCGGCCATGCCGTAAGTATGTTATTTCGGTTGATAACGGTGATGATTGACATAAATATAAAAACCGGTTGGCGATAATGCCAACCGGTTTTGTGTTAGAAGCCCGCTAGTAGTCGTATGCCACCGGTGATTATGTCACCGTTTTGTATGTTGTTTACGCCTTGCAGTTTTAGTGTGTTGTGGTCCATTGATACAAAGTATTTGTCGCTGTAGTCTTTCCAGAACGTTGATGCGCCTATACTGAACTGTTTGGCGATACTGAATATTCTATCGCCATTTTGTTGTGCGCCGGCTGTTACTACATTGTATTGTATTGATAGTATGCCGTTGGTTTCAAATATTTCTATATTATGCCATGTGCCGTTAATTTGTGAGTCGTTGGGGTATCCGCTTTGTGTCGGGAAAAATGTTGTGCCGTGTAGTATACAACTACCCATAGCGTGACCCACTGCGCTGTATCCGCCTTTTGATAGGTGCGCACCGTCGTTGGCATCACCGCCATCTGCCGCGCGACTCGCCCATACACCCGCGCGATATGCGCCTTCGTGTATAACAACGTTTGGAATGTCGCGTTTTGTAGCGAATAGGTTGTAAACCAGTTGTCGATAATCCGGTGATACGGACCACTTTGTGTTCTGTCGGTTCATTGATTCGCCTATTGCTAGACACATTGGGAATATATCAATTATTGCGTTAGGTGCTTCGGTGTGTATTTTGTTTAGTAATGTGTTTATGCTGCTATCGATGGATGATAGTGGCACGTTGTTATTTATCATTGCACTTGCGTCATTTTGCCCGCCAATGATGATAACTCTATTGACATGCTGTTTATCGACCACGGCGTTCCATCTATCGAGGAATGTGCCATCATCACCGGTTGCGTAGAAACCGCCCGCGCTAGTGCCTAGTGTTTGTTTTGTAGTTGGTCTTAGTATGTCATAAATGGCGTTTGCCGGTGAATCTGCTAAGTGTTTTTCGCGATTATAGTATCCGTCTACCCAGCTGTCCCCGATAACGACAATATTATCATTGCGCCCGATTGCTTGTGTAATGATTTGCGCGTTTTGGTTTGTTTTAATGTTGAGTGCGGATATATTGTTTTTATTGATTTCGGTTTGCGCGGCCGCTGTGTCCCAACGTGTTTTACTTGTTTCGGCGGTAGTGTTGTCGGTTACGCCGAGCGCGTTTAAGTTGCTTTCCGTTTTGTCAATCTTGTTTTTAAGCGTGGTTGCGGTGTTTTCGTCGGTTACGCCTAATGCTTCTAGATTTTTCTTGTTGCTTTGTGCTGTTTCTAGCGCTTGGGCTGCTTTGCCACCGGCGGTGTTTGCGTTAGTGTTGATTTTGTACATGTTATCGTCGATAATATCCATTGACGCATTGTATTGGTCATTGAGGTTTGCCGCGTCGCCGGTTTGGTATTTTTCGAGATTGAAGTTGGTTGTATAAGCGGTCATGTTAGTTGTTCTTCCTGAGATTCGTCGGGTGATTTATTTCCTCTTGCACTTTTAGTTGATGTATTACGCGGTCTAGGATACGCATTGCGGCGTTGTATTCGTCGCGTAGGTCGGCTAAGTCGCCTGTTTCGTATAGTGGCAGATGATAGAACGGTGTTTCTGTTGCCATGATGGTATGTCCTTACTTGGTCGACGGAATTGGGTAGCCCTCAGCGGTTTTCTTGAGTGCGCCGAGGTCGGTAACGGTGAAAATTTCCGTGCCGGTACGGTTTAATATGTGGTTGAGAGTGGTTCCAAGTGTTTGCGCGTTAGAACCGGTCAGACCTAACGCAGTTATGAATGCGGCTAGGCCGTCCGGTAGCACGTTGTTGTTTAATGCTAAGTCCGCTTTATCGCTAACGCTTTTTATGGCGCTATCTATTTTATCCATTGACGCATTGTACTGGTCAAGTAGATTTGCGGAATTTCCCGCCTCATATTTTTCCAGTGCATAATTTGTGGTGTTAACCATGATACTCCTCTTTTATGAGAGTGGCGGGTATTTATCGCCGGTGGTTGGATTAGTGACACGTGGTGTGGTGTCATTGAATATGGTGAGGTTGCCGATTGCCGGTGTTTCGTCGGTACGGTGCTCGGATAGTTTGCCGGTGTTGATATCGGCTATTTGAGCGACGCGCGCGCCGTACACCGCTAGTTCGCGGTACAAATCGCGTAGCGCTGTTTTACTGTCAGTGTATTCGCCTTTTGTGACGTTCCATACTAGTTGTGTGTCTCCTATGTGTTCGATTTGTTCTTGTATTTGCGCTATGGCCGTACCGTAATCGTTTATGTGTGCTTCAATGTTTTTTATTCTTGTATCGTAGTCGTTTAGTGTTTTGTTTATGTCGGTTATAATTTCGTCAAGATATGCCGTTATGTGGTCAATTTCACACGCGATATGTTTTATTATTTCCTCTTGACTTTTGGCGCTCCAATAGAATGCGGGTATGGCGGGCGTGTAGGGCCATACCGAGTAAAATGGTAGATATGGAAACATTATTTTTCCTTCCTTGTGAGGTGAATTCGTTGCGCCAAAACGTCGGCGTATTGTAGCATGATAGCGTATTGTTTTATCAACAATTTATAGTGATTATCTGTCAGCGTTTTCTTTTTGTTCATTTGTTTCAATAGATAATCACCTAGTTTGTTGATGTTTTCGGTAAGTTTGGAATATTCGTTTTCGACGCGGGCTAATGTATTGGCGTCCATGAAATCACCTCACTAGTAATTGTTTATGTTGATAGTCCATAATGGGCTAAAACATGTTTCAAGATGGTCAAGCAACAACACGTCAATGTCAACATAATCACCGTTTCGGATACGTTCGATTTTGTCCATGAAATTGCCATTGGTAATGGTCTCGTATTGATTGTCAGTCGCGTTGCTTGCGTAATCCTGATTTTCGGTGAGCTGTGTTGCGGGAAAATCGGAAAACACGGTACGCATTTTATGCCATATGTCGCTATCGCTGAGTATTATATCGGGATTATTGTCTATAAGCGCATAGAGTGGGCGCAATGTCGGCATTATTTCCCGTATGAGTCGCATGAAGTGCCGTCGCCATCTTGACGGTGGCATGACACCTAGTTCCCGGTCATAGAAACGGTTTTCTATTTTGCGACAACAGCGCGTGTATTGCGTGTCATCATAGGCAACGTCCCGCCATGACCATGCGGCATTATCCCAGTCAACACCGCCCGGCACATCGAGTAGTTCGCCAAACGTGTACGTCATCACGCCATGAAATTCGTCGCGTGATTCGCACGGCTGATAGCTGTCTATGTCATTCGTCATTATCATCACCGGCCAATCTTTCAAGATTGTTTAGATAATCATAATTGCGTGAGATGTTGTCTTCGTTCCACACGACTTGTATCGGTTCCTTGAGGTATTTCGCAAATCTTGTGTTGAGTATATCGCAAGCGGCGCGCCGTTCTTCCAGTTCGCTGAGTGCGCGTAGGTCGGTCGGTTCGCCGTAGTCCTGTATTTCGTCGGCGGTCTGCCGTTCCATTTTCAAGGGGAGGTTTTTGATACCCAGTGCTTGATAGAATGAGTTCCACGTGTTTTGTATGTCGTTCTGTAATTCCATGCCGATATATTCGACATTAGTTTTCAACACGTTAGCTTTCATGGACTCGGTGAAGCCCGGTGTCGCCATGATTGCCATTTCACCGCCGCTGATTTGCTTGATAACGTTGATACCCGCCGTTTGCTGACCGGCTGGAACTTCAAGGATGAACGGTGTTTTCTGATTGAAGCGATTTTGCCGTCGCGTCATGTACAAATCTTCAATTTCATGCGCGAAAAACTCGATAGTTGGAATGAGCGGCGTGCGGGCACGGTTAGCGTAGATGAAAACACCATTGGAATTGTTCACCGGAAAACGCCATCCGTTGATACCGTAGCTATCCCATTTTTTCGGTTTATAATACACGTTGAAATTCGATGTTGTCACCGCTTGCGTGCTGAAAAACACTCCCGGCTTACTATGCGGGAACGCGATTGTCGCGTAACCGAAATACAATAGATTGTATTCAAGAAACCATGCGTCGCATGTTTTCGGCAGATTCAACCATTTGAACCGTGATAACGCGATATTCAACATTTGAGAATACGCCATCGAATACGCTTGCGAATTGAGCGTCTCGGACTGTTGCCATACCGGTGCGCCGCGCTCACCCAGTTCCGCGCGGGTCAACGGCCTTTTATGTGTACGTTTGCGTCCCAATTTTCCCACCTTATAGATTGTCGTGTACGAAGTCGCCACCGACTTCCTCGGGCCTGTTCCATATTGTAACACCGGAACTGAAAATATCCCTAATTGTCTGCAATTGCTCGTTTTGCGCCAATGGGCATATCGTCCATATGTCGGCGGTTTGCCAATACGTGTAATGCTTGCACACCGTAAGCGTCGGTTTATTGTAGAGTTTGTTGCTTGCTATCCCGTAGCGTAGCATGTAATCACCCGCCGCCGCTATCGCACCGTTATCCTCGGTTACGATTTTCACGGTCATGGTGTCAAGCCCAGTAGCCTGTCTGAAATTGTCACCGCCATACGCGCCGACCGGTTGCGCGGAATGATTGAGCATGTCGCGCCATGACGCATTAGTATTGTCGCGCGCGTTCATCATGATACGTTTGGCGTTATCAACCGTCACACCACGTGACGCGCTCGCGTTAGTGTTGGCCGTGCCCGTGCTTGTGGCGGTCATGTCGGTAGCCGCGCTTGTGCTGTACTCGGTGACGCGGTCAGCTTGCGTGTTCGCGCGAGTGGTCACGGCGGTGGCCTGTGTTATGGCATGTTGTGTTTGCTCGGTGTTGGCCTGTATTGCGCCTTTTGCTTTATCATTTGCAACATAATTGGATGTTGCGTTGAGTTCTCGACTGTTAGTGATTGCAATACCGGTGTTGTAGCCCTGAAGCGCCGCACCGCCGATTGCCATTGCACCGGCCACCACCGGTGAAGCCGCGCCTCCTGTGCCGATTACCAGCGCGGCCCCCGCTACTGAGCCTATCGCGCTTGCCACGTTTGTTATCGCCTGAGTTTGGGTACCTTCCACAAAAGCTTTGTTCTGTAGTGTATTATCATCACTTACATCACGGTTGATTTTGACCGTGCTAGTGCTCAAGTCATCAGTTTGGCGTGTGTTCGAGTATGTGAGATTATCCGACCGTACACTATTGGACTCGTCTTTTATCGCTATGTCGCGTTGATTCGCGCGTGCGGTGTTCGACACCGTCGCCGCACTGCTACGATCCGTGTTTGCCTGACTGACATTAGCCGAGCGCGCGCCGTTTTCGTATGTCAGCATGGCGTTTTGCCGTGCCTGACTTACGGCGACATTGTAAGTGGCGGCGCGTTGCGCGTCGATTGCGCGGCGTTGCAACGCATATGTCGGTATGTCATGGGATATGAGCGTTTTGAGCGCGTCCGCGTTCGGCACGTCGGCGGTGATGGCGTCCCCGTTGATGGCGTTGATGGTTATGGACGTGTCGCCGTCGCTACCGATTCCGTCAAGCCATACGATTTGTCGCAATATCGGATAGCTTAAAGACGTGACTGTCTGTACCGAGAGTTGTCCGCAGTCCGCAATTTCCACACGGGTTTTGTTGCCGATATTGTCAGAAACCTCTAAGTGCGCGTAGGGTGCAAGATATAGTCGTGTTATTTGCGCGTATTCACTAGCGTAGCCGAAATCGTCGATAGTCAAATCAATATCGGAGAGTTTTGTCCGTGCGCCGCTGACTGTATGCCATTCGACGCCGTTCACACTGATAGCGTTACCAAGTCGCATCATGTTTGCGGTGGCGACGAAAACCGCTGTAATTTGCGACATGATATGTGGATAATATGCGAAAAGCGTGTCGAAATATTCGCCCGATATTTTGGACGATTCGAGCGCATACATGCTTACGTTGCTTGCAGTAAGATTATCGATTGAATTGTATGATGTGCCCGCGCCGGTGACGTTTGACGTGGAAATATTTCCGGCACCCCACGAGAAATTCGTTACCGTGCCATCGGCGTTACTGTATGTCGGATCGCTGTCCGTGATATTCGTACCGCGCATGTCGCTCATGGTTTGCAATTGTTCAGGTGAAAACGTTGCGGCCACACAGATGTATCTTGCCCCGTTTTGCAGATTAACCGGTGTGCTTTTTCTGATATTCGATGCAGCGTTGCCATAGTCAACGTCGGGCAGCGTGAAATCACGACAATTCGCGCGCGGGTTTTTTAGCAGTTCTTGCGGTGTCATTTCCGTTAACGGCGCGTGTCCGCGTGTCAGCACCATTCCGTTGATTGTGGTGCTGTTGATGTAGTCCGTCCATACGTCGCGCACAAGCGTGCATGTTGTCGTGTTCGGCGCTTCCGCGCGTACGGAAGTGATGAAAAAATGATAGCGTGTCTGCACGTCGGTTTTTTGATATGGCGTATTGATAATGTCATGCGAAAAGTCAACGACGATGTAATTGTACCGTTGCGCCGTCATGTACGGTACGGGCAGTTTTATGCCGTCCGCGTCGGCGCGTGCGATATACATGTTAGTCGTGAGTTTGACAGTTTCGCCCTCCAATTTGTCAAACCATGCGTCCCTTGCGGTGTCATCGGGGAATTTAACGACATCATGGTAATCATCGTACCAATTCACACGACATAGTTTGATTGCCGTGTTTGGCGTCCAAACATTGTAGTCGAAAACATTACGGTACTGTTCGTACACGCGCGTATCAGTATCCGGGAATGGCGTTGCGTTTTGCAGATGTGGAAAATTCATACATACTCTTTCATATACAAAAAATGAGTGATGTTTCATGTGAAACACCACTCATTTTATATCATATTTGATTAGACTATTTGACGGTGAACTTGCATGTCGCGGAATGTTCCGTAGTATCGCCGTTCGGATTGACATACGTGGCGGTACCCGTCACGGTAATGACATCACCGGCCACAAGGTCGTCACGCTGTACGTGCAAGCGTGCTTGGTCATCCACGAACGTGTTCGCGTTGAGGTCGAACGCCGTACCGGGCGTATCACCGCCGCTTGCGGCATGGTTCGCCGCAATCTCGTACGTCGCCGCGTCCGGCGCGACCTGAACGGCGGTGCCCGTCGGCGCGACGGTGGCGGTGAGCTTGGACGTGAGCTGCACAATGTCGCCCGCCTTGACGGTGCCCGTGGTCGGGGTCAGCGTGAAACCGGTCACGGTCTGAGTCACAACCTTGATGGAAGTGCCCGCATCGGTGGTGAACAAAGCGCACGGCGTGAACGGCGACACGCCATAAATGCCCCAGTGGTTCAGATACATGGTGTTGCCGAGCGTCTGCGGATTGTAGAACTGCGTGGTGCCGTACATGGTGTCGCGCACCTGATACCAGTCGTCCGAAACAAGCAAAGCCACCGCACCCGGAATGCCTAGACTCGGCACCTGAATAATACGATACGGCACTTCGGCCTTGTCCAGCTGGAATACCGCGCTTAATGCGTCAACGTCAAGGGACGCAAGATATTCCGGCTCAATCAGCAACACCATTTGCTGCGGATTGGCGTACGCCGGAATGTCGGTAACGTTCAACGCGTTGTACTGCGTGCTGGGGAACTGCATACGTCCCGCCGTGGAACGCAATGCCTTGAGCAACGTTTTGGCGGTCGTTTGGTCACTCGGCACCGCGTCAAGATGGACTTTGTAGAAACCGAGATTCTGTTCGTAGTGGCGTATCAGCGCAAGCATGATGTTCATTTCATCGTAATTATCGCTGTTGCGCGGTGTTTCCATAATCTGCGCTATGAAACGGTTCAAACCGAAATCGTCTACGAACGCCTGTCGCAATTCATCGTTAGTCCATGATATCGGGTATTGGTCTTTGCGGTTCATTTCGTAAAACCACACTGCCGCTTCCGGACGATGCATCTTCAAAAGTTCCTCAGCATCGTCCTTGTACCCGTGCGCCTTAATCCACTTGACGGCTATTTCCTGTACAGTGCTGCCCCAATATAGATTCTCTTTCTTGAAAACCGCCAACGGGTTTTCAAACGGTGCGTTCTGCGCCATTACGGTAAGCCCGATACGGTTTACCATGCTCCACACACAATCGTTGAGATACTGCCGATTCATCGGGTCGAACAGATAACGCATGGTATTCGCCACACCGGTTTGCGTAGCGCTCGGGATACGCTGCTGATAATCGTCGGTGCCCTTGAGCCGTACCTTGTCCAAAATTGTCGCATTGTCCACAGCCATAATATTTTCTCCTATCCGTTACAGCGTGTAATCAAGGTTTTCCAAGTCTTCAGCCGCGGCTTGCGCGATTGCTTCCGCCGCGTCATCGTCGTTTTCCTTGACGGTTGCGCCATTTTCGACCATCTGCGCCACGGAATCGGCAAAATTGTCGTAGATACCGTCGATTCGTTCGCTCATCGCGTCCATCTTATCAATAATCCGTGAAAGCATGTCGCGCAAGTCATCGAACTCGCCCGCGCGGTGCGATTCGTCGGGGGTGAGGTCATCGCGTTCGGCGGTGTCCCTTTCCTCGGTGGTTTCGTCATCCATTAGCGTTTTCCTTTCATATATGAAAAAAGTCGTACCGGCGAACGAAGACGAACCGGCACGACTTAAGAATAGCATACTTGCAACATGATTCACAACGACGGACGGCACGCTTTTCCCTCACGGCCATATCATTGGCGGAGTCAACCGTGGTTATCAATGATAATGTTTTATCGACCTCGCTACGACACCTTGCGTATGCCGCGTTTATTTTACACCGAAATTTCTGAGCATTTCACTTACGGCGTGTTGCGTTTCCACCGTGTCATAACGTAGATACCCCAGCGCGTAATATGACGTGAGATTCCTAATCAAATCTTTCGCCATGTTCGCGGTAAGGTAGTTCAACCTGTTATCGTCCCTTGTGATTGCGAAATATGGTACATGCGTACCGCCATCGTATTTCGACGATACGAAGACGTACCCGCAACGCAAATCAACATACACGCCGTATTCACGCCGCAGCCATCGGAAAACATACGTAAGCCTTGCATGACCGTGCGGTTTTTCGACAAAATCGGTGTCGTGCCGTTTGAACCTGTTTTTCGCGGTCATGTCATCATTGTTCTTCAACATGCGTCCCGACACTGTATTCTTTGTTTTCTGCTCGGCGTACGCGTCATCCCGTACATAGTCAAACAGACATGTTTTCCCGCCCAGCCATTGCAAACCGAACTCGGGCTCCAACGGCACGTCATAATGTTGGAAATACGGGTTGAACGCGTCGCAAGCATTGCCGAGCAGAAATATTCTCGGCTTGCGCAATTCCGTATCGTCGGCACGTTCGCGCGTAACGGTATCCACAAGTTTCGCCAATTGCTCGAACTCGTTTTTCAGATACGTGTGGTACCTATCGTCGTTATCTATGATGATTTCATCCATGCAAATGTTGCGCACATTCACATATGTGCTTTTCTTTTTCTGCTGCTGCAACGACAAAGGGATAAAATACCCGATTGTTTTCCACTCGTTTTCTTTCTTACCGGTTTTCTTTCTGCGAATTTCAGCTATTTTATTGGTTGTACGAAATTCATAATCGGGAAAAATGTCATCTTGTACGATACGACTGAAATAGTTCGCCGCAACGTCGTTGTTTTCCTCACGAAAACGCGTCACTTCAACGAAGCAATATCCGTTTTTTAGATAATCCTCTATCATGTATTTTCGTACGCCGTATGTCTTACCCAAACCGCGTGCGCCGATAATCATGTTCACATCTGCGTCTCGCGGCAATATCAACGTCTTAAGCCGGTCATAATAATATTTCGCCATCAATACTCACAATCATAGGTTTGCCGTCCCGTACAATAAGCTCACGGGGCGTTGTTTCCACATTTCGATTATACGTGTTTCGTAGGTATGTCAGGTTCTCGCCGTTCGCCTGTTTGTCCGATTCGCCTAACCATCGACCGGACGGATACAACGCTATCGCCTCGGGCGCGTCAACATGATATGTCGCACCCTGATAATCGGTGACGGTGCCGACGTACCTATCCCATACATGCGGTCGGTTGCGTTGCAACGTGTGGCAAATCTCATAATCGACCAACACGTCATAACCGAGCGACATTTGTACGGTTTCGCGGAAACCGTGCCCCGCACGCATAACATCGACGATAAAATCCTCTATGGTGTACATGCCGTCCGGTCGCGGGAGTCCCGCGCAAGTGACATGCACGCGCCCGTTCTTGCCCAAGCTAACGCGTGCCTTGTTCCACAATTCCGCATGTTCGGCGTACCGAGTCGCACCGCCACAGTCCTCAACCTCGAATTTGCCGATATGTTCCAGCGTTGACGCCATGTCGGGCGCGGTGTTTCGGACGCGCCGCATGGTGCGGTTGATTGCGTTTTCTATCGCGGTGTGCAATGGTTCGAGCGCGTCCAATAGTTCCGTGTCGGATACGTCGGGGTCGCAACTGATTTTAAGACTATCGGTATCGCCGCCCGTGACGGTGACGCGTGCGCCGAAATGACGGTATATCAGCATCATGGCTATCAAGAGGTGCATTCTGCTGCCCGCTACGATTCGCATACCGTAGGTATACAGCACGCGCGGTGTTTTCGGACGTTTTTTCGCGAAATTCTCGGGCGTGCAGACCGTAGTCCTATCGACTTCAAGTTCACCGGTTTCCGTCACGCGGTAATCGGCTTTCATGACGTCCTGTGCTTGCGTGCCATAAATTCCGTTAAATTGTCCCTTAACGGTGCTACCGTAATAGGATTGCAGAAATTTCACGCTCAACGTACCCGCCCTAGCGTCACGCGCGATACCCTCGGGTATGCTATCGGGTATTTCATTCGAGTATGCCGTACCCTCATGATAATGTTTAATCAGATTTTTCACGTCGGTTTTTCGAGCGAAAAGCATGTTGGATTGTAGGGTCACGTAATCGGGCGGGACAATCGTTTTAGTGGTGGCTTCACCATATAATACGTGCATTTCATCGTACTCATATACTTGTGCCACGTTCCATAATTCAATCTCGTTAACATGCAATATGCATTCGTCCGCGCGATACAATTTTCCGAACGCGTACGTCGCGTTAACGGCACTGTCAACGTAACCGTGCGCCCTGACACTGTTTTCCTGTGTTTTCGCACGCTCGTTATTGGCATAATCCGTATCCGCTTGCAACGTCTTTACGAATTTTGAGCGTGGACAGATTGCAATGCCCCACACATCAAAACATGTGTTTTCACGCAACCTGAGATTCGTAAATTTCACAGCTACATGCAGGCCCGTAAGAAACGGGTCATCATAATTCGACAACACGGCGTCAAGCGACGTGCTAATAATGCGTTCGCATGCGATTTGCAGAATATCCGTAGGCGCTGGAGCGAATTTCACCGGCACCCGGCGTCCGTTGATGAACGCGTGATGCATCGACGTTACATCCAAGGACGCGACATTATCCACGACAACGCTAGCGGTTTTCGCACTCGTAAACGTCAACCCGCCACGGAAACACGCCTTGCGCAACGCATAGGACTCATAGTTTTTCGGAAACTCTTGATTGCACGTTATCTCAAAAGCCCGTTGCAACGTGATTTTCTTACCACCTTGCAACATGACGCGCCGTCCGCCAATCTCACGCCGCGCCATCTGCCGCACAAGCGACGTCTTGGTAAGCACGCGGCACCCCAGCATGTCCGGCGTAAGCCAATGGTTCGCACGTAATAACCACTGCAAATACTGGGGTATCACTTGCACATCGCGCCGCGCGTAAAACAATTCCTCATCGGTCAACGACGTTTCAGGCGTGCGTACCAGCGAATAATCCCAATCGCCCACCGCCTTAGGCAACCCGCATGTCTCGCCCATTGCACGCAAACCGCCCATTTCCAAGTAAAACGTATCCCAAAAACGGCACACCACGTCATCACCGACGCACAAGTCAAGCGTATACACGCTAGTGGCCGTCTGCGCATTAGCGGTAATCGTATACGACTGCGCCAATTCCAACATGAGAGTCTGCATGTCGAACATGAGATTATAAGCCGCGATTATCGGAACATAACCGTGCGTACGGCCATATTCGATAAGATTATCAATATACGATAGCGCTTCGGACGTGTGCCGGTAAAACCGCACATCGTCCGTATCGGGGGTATACGATTCCAATGGCGTATCACGCAAATCATTGAAAATGTACAATATCGGGTATGCACGCGTTTCGGCACCCGTACCGATGTTCGTTGTTTCGGTGTCGAATATCGCCGCTACCTTAAATTCCTTGCGTTCTTTCATCGTATCACGTCGGGTGAGACCGCTAGCAGCCATATCGGGCTACCACCGTCAACGTCCGTATAATCCTCCAATTCGCCCGTATGCGTTTTCATACGTTCGGCGTATTGCAATGCCTTTTCGTTTCGTGCCATGATAGTATCAAACAGTTCGCTTAATGAATCGGCGTCATACGCTTGCATGATGGCTTCCAGTCGTTTGTTCGGCGGCACGTTCGACTTCTGCCATATGTTTTGTGTGTATCGCCAAAATATCTTGACTTTTTCCCGTCCGAGTTCACCCAGTGCGCTCGGTATTCCCTTGGACGCCATGCGCATTTCTTCACGGAAAATATTGAACGAACGGGCACGCTCCCTCGCACGCCCTTTGCCGCCGCGCACCTCGCCCACCTGTTGCACAAGCCTATCGGCGGTTTCGTTCGCACGCTGATACAGTTCGTCGCGCATACCGCTATGACGGGTGCGGCCGACATACGTATGCTTCAACTGCGTTTCAAGCCGCTGAATGTAAGCGCGACGCGCGTTCGCCTCGCTTTCGGGCATGATGTCGGTAATGCTTTTTTTCAGACTGTTTATCGCACGGCGTACGCGCTTGCGTTTCGCGGTCAAAACGTCCGCCTGTTTACGCGCCCTAGGCATGTTCACCACCTTATAAAAAAGTGCCATAGCATGTATGGCACTTTTGTTTCATTCCGAACTACTTGATTTCAAGCGATTTAGTGGAACGACCACCGCCCAGCACGGTCTGCTTGACCGCAATAGTGATGCCGTCCGGCGCGTTAAAATCGGGAAACATATCGTAGATATCCAACACGCTGCGGTAGATTCCCTGTGACTGACTGAAATACGTGTTGCCGTCCTTACCGAAAAGATAGACGTTTGCGCATTTCTGACCCGTCTGAGAACGGACGCCCGGCGCAATGTAAGCGCCGATAACCGTCAATGGTTCCGCGCCGCGACTGTTCAGCGACAACGCGCTGTTACGTGCGTTGACGATGGCGCGTTTTCCCTCGAACGTGCTGTTATCCATCGTACAAATGTAACGATAGTTGTCAACGGGGGCCGGTGCGGTGGTGTCGTTCATCTGTTCGTTTTCCTCGTTCATTTCAGTTCCTTTCAAAATTCAATATCTTCGTTATTGTTGTCGTTGTCAACGCCGGTTGCGACGCGTTCGGCGTGTTCAATGAACGTATCAACGTCCATAACATACACGGTCTTATCGACTGTGATATCGTCAACCAACACGTTAACGATACCGGCGTCCATAAGCACCTTGACGGCCATTTCAACGGTGCGAACGTTGCCGGTGGTGTGGAACGTCTGAATTGCGCCGTCCCTGTCATAGTAGCTTATGGTGCTGTCAGCGATTACCTTACGAATTTTTCGCATGTTTGTTATCCTTTGTATCTGTTTTTCTGTCAACCATTTTGGCAACATAAATATTTATAGCACAAAAAATCGGCGTGCGCAAAAAGCGACACGCCGATTATTGATACTGATTCTCAATAACGCAAAATCTGACCCGGAAAAATCAAACTCGGATTAGACAAACCATTAAGCGACGCAACACGCGCCCAATCACTATCGAAAATCGACCACAAAGACTCACCGGACACAACCGTATGCGTACGCACCGTATCCGGCTGCGCAGCCACGCCGCCACCATAGCACACGGTTTCCCCCGGATAAATCACAGCCGGATTGCCTGACCCATACCCGTGCCACGACTGCCACGGCAACAGTCCAGTACGCGCGGCAATACCGGATAACGTGTCACCCGACGCAACCACCACGCAAGCAGACTGCGATACATTACCCCCGGTGTTCGTTTCCGGCGCGGATACATTCGTTTCCGGCGCGGATACATTCGCGCCATCGCCACGCGCGTATGCGTCCCACTGCCACCGTTCGCCCCGGAAATAATTCAAGTCCAATCGTCCGGCATAGCCCGGCACATATCCGTTCGACGTGTACTGCCGCATGGCTTCACCATACGCCCCATATAACCACGGCGTTTCCTGATAGCCAGTTACATTCATGGACGCGTACTGTGCAACCCATACGCCGCAATGCTCCCTCACGTATGAGGTAAGCTGTCCCAGCGCGGACGCCTGAACATAGACAATCGGCCACACCTGTGTGCGGTCATGCACGTGGCGAACCCACGTTTCAATCCACGCGCCATTACCAAACTGCGAATTGTCCTGAGATTCCCAGTCCAAAACAAGCACAGCGTTTCCAACGTATCCACGTACGTTGTCTATGAAAAAGTCAGCTTCCGCGTTCGCGTCATGCCCCATCGCGTAATGATATACGCCGACGCTTTTACCGCTGTCCATCGCACGCCCAAGTTGATAGTTCGCCGCCTGATTCACACCGTTGGTCAGACACATGTTGTTGAAACCGCCGATACCCCATGTAGCACCCGCCACGACGAAATCAGCGTCAAGCGCATACGTATCAATATCACACTGCCAATTGCTCACATCCACCCCGCGCATGTCCGCGCTTGCAGATGGCACAAAAAACAAGGACAATGCGCATACGCATACCAACACGCTACGCCATATTCGCGTCATCATTACCCCCTTTATTATTCTTAAGCAATGCAATAAGTTCTTCGGTCAGCACATTGTTCTTAGTCATCAAATCATTAAAATCGCTGAACGTCGTGGCGATAAACCATGCCATTCCGCAACATGCGACAATCGGGAACCCTACACTTCCGACAACGGTTACAATCGCACTAATATCCATCAAATCACCTCACAAAAAAAGGTCATGACACATCGAATGACATGCCATGACCCAATATATCACAATCGCGTGGCCTATCCGGGAATTGAACCCGGCACGCACATTTTATAAGAATGCCGCTCTAACCACTGAGCTAATAGGCCATCACCACACCTCACCCCCGCCGCATCAAATCAACCATATCACGACAATGCGCAAACACATAATCCGACACATACGAATCACATTTAAACCACTTCGTACTAATAACAACGGCCTTAACACGCTGTTCACCACGTACCCTATAACCTTTAACGAAATCACAAGTATTACGCTTACAAAACATACTCAATTCCCACTTTTTTCTCAATCACCGATTAATACGATAACCTAAACAGACTGCGCCCGGAACGTAAAACACACCATCGTCAAGTACGTCCCTAAGCCCGTACGCGTCAATGCAATCGACAAACCGAGTTTCGATTAAGCAATCGGACGCAATATCAACGAAATACACGAACACATCGTAAATACTATTCACGTTAAAATCAATCGAATTAGACACTGCTTTAAGATTCATGAAACTCA